GACGCTACAACAGGATGGACATACACGGAGAAATAATATGGCAAATTACGAAGCAACTAAATATGATTTTGATGGAGCAAACCTTACAGGTATAGAGGGTACAGCTACAGGTACAATTTTACCATGGTCAGCAGCATCTCTTCCATCTGGATTTTTAGAATGCGCTGGTGCAGCAGTTTCAAGAACAACTTATTCAGCTTTATTTGCAATCGTAGGTACGACTTACGGTGCAGGTGATGGATCAAGTACTTTTAATTTACCTAATTTAGCAGATAACGTACCGGTTGGAAAATCTAATAACAAAGCTTTAGCTTCAACAGGTGGAGCAAACACTGTATCAGTAACAGCTGCAGGAAATGTAGGTGGATCAACTGCTAATGCTACTTTAACAACAGCACAACTTGCTTCTCACGGGCATGGTACTGGTATAAAAGCTGGAGGTCCTACGGGCAGCACTGATCCTAGAGCACCCGGTGGTCCAAAAAATGGTGAAATTCAGACTACAAATGCAGGTTCAGGTACAGGTCACTCTCATAATATGAGTGCAACTTTTTCAGGTACAGCAGTTAACCCTTCAGTTTTACAACCTTATTTAACATTAATTTATATTATTAAAACTTAGGAGAAAAAATGGCAACAAACGCAAATTGGACAATAGTATTTGAAGACAAATGCATTATTAAAAATCATGATGAAGGTGCTTCACAAGGTATCGGATATATTATATCTGATGATTCTTTTTGGTCTGATTCTAAGTTTTCTAATATTTGGGCTATTCAATATGGAACAGCTATTACTTCTGATGAAATAGAGTACAAAGATGATACACCTCATTCATCATTTGCTGCTGCAAACATTGGAGACATTAGTCAATTTTCTAATAGATGGGATTCAGCACATTTAGCTAAACTACAATCTACTTGGGATAAGGATAATGCAGTAGATGAAGAAGGTAATTCTACAGAAACTGAATCTGAAAAACTTTCTAGATTAGGTGCAAGACCTACTTCTTATTCTTCATAGTATTAATTACCTTAACATCATCCAAGAAGTTAAAATATATTTTTCTCCTGATAAAGGTGGATTACCTCTGTGAACATAAGGAAAGGCTGCAGGCCAAATAACTATTCTACCTGTTTTAGGTTTTACTCTTTTTGAAAAATGTAAAAATTCTGTTTCACCGCCTTCTTCTACATCATTTAAATACACCGAAAAGACTAAAGCTCTAGGTTCATTGTCAAATCCTTTACCGTGTTCAACATGCCAAATATGATAACCTTCTGTAGGAAGCGTTTTTTGAATCTTTAAACAAGTAAAATGAAATTCATCTACTCCATAAGAAGTTTTTATTCCAGTAGTATTTTCATAATGTTTTAACGCCATATCAAAATTTACAATTAAAGATTTTAATTCTGAATGCCAAATATTAATATTTCCTGAAGTTGCAAAAAACTGTTGATCTTGTTTTTCATTAACAGGTACTTGTTCAAATTGTTGTCTATTAATAGTTTTATTAAATTCATGTTGTTTATTAAATAATTTAATAGCTTTATTACAATCTTCTTTAGTAATATATCCGTCATAGGTACCTATGAAATTAGTAATATTAACAGTTTTTTCCATTATTTTTTCTCCTTAGTATTTATAAAAATTTGTATTGTTTTTCTAGGAAGTATAGGGTTCATAACAGGTGTAACTTTATGATCTAAAGGTGGTTTAACAATTACTAAAGAATTTCCAACTAAAGGTATAAAACCATTTGATAGCTGATCTTTAAATAAAAATTCTCCTCCAAACTTAGAGTTCCAACGTCTGTTTATATAATAAGTTATTCCATAACTGTAGGGAGAGTCATTGTGCCAATTAATACCAGAGCCATCTTTCATAGAATGAAATATAAACTTTTTAATTTGGTGATTAATTTTATAAAAAGGGTTTGTATTCAAAAGAATATTTAATTTTTGTAAAGGACCGTATCCAGATACTAAATCAGCTCTGTCAGGAGCTTTATTTACTCCAGTTAAAAGTTCTTTTTGCCACAAAACATTTGAACTATGTAGAGATATATTTTTACTTCTAAATATATCGTAATGTAATTTTTTATAAGTAGGGTAGTCTAAAAAATTTTGTATATAATATAATTTATTAGGTAATGAATATACTAATTTCATAATCTACGCTATCCAGGTAACTATACTATATCTATTTCCTTTAGTAATAGGTTCTATTCCATGTGGATATAGAAAATTACTTGGAAAAAATATAATAGAATTTTTTTCTAATTTTAATCTTTTTATTTCTTTTTCTTTTTGATCTGTAAAAATTAAATCTCCTCCTTCATAACTGTCATTCAAATTAATAATAACACTTATTTCTCTGTTAGAGGTAGTAATATGATCTATATGTATCATATGTTTTCCTCCCACATTATATTTAAGAAGATTAATTTGATTTATTGTAGTAGCACTAATTAGTGGAAATTTTATTTTATAAAAAAGAAACAATCTTTCTATTTCTTTTGCTATGTAATCCCAATAAAAAATATCTGTAGAATTTTTACGTCTTAAATCGTGGCCTTTAACATTTCTAAAAACTTTATTTATACCAGACACTACTGGTAAATTTTTTTTAGCTTTATTTTCTATTAAAGAAATTAGCTTGTTGCTAAATTCAGGAGAAACTATATTTTTTATTTCAACAATTGCTTCTAAATGATCCATTGCTTATATTTCTAAAACTATATTTAAACAAAACCTATTAAAATTTTTTTTAGGCGCTACTCCTTTATGATATAGCTTACTTGGAAAAAGTAAAGCTTCTGATTCATTTGATTTGTAAAATTTTATTTTATCATTAATTTTAAATTTAGTTCCTCCATCATTATCGTGTAAATTGTATACTATAGAAAACTTGTTATCTGCTTTAAAATCTGTGTGATAATGCATAACACTATTAGAATGATACCAATTCCAGTATATCCTAATTATTTTTTTAAATTTCATATATGAATTTTTTTGAACTGTATCAAAAATAACTTGAGCATACGTGTTTAAAATATCATTACCATAAAAATCTGTATTTTCATTAAAGGTAATACTTGAAAAACCTGAATCGTGGTTATTAAAAATATCCTTCCTGTCATTATCGAACCCAAAAAACCATGTTTTTAAAGAACACAATTCATTAATAATTCTTTTATTAGTTTCTTTTGGAATTTGTGTGTTAATTATTGATATCATTTTCTCTCTTTCATAATTTATTTTTTAAAGACAATTTTATTTACATACATATAATTACCTTTGGCATATCTACAAAAATAAGGTATTTTAATTTTAAATTTATTACTTGTACATATTACAGAATTATTTATATGTTTATTATATGTATCGCTTGAACTCCAAGAAATATTACAGGGAGTTGCTGAGGTGGAATAACTAACTAACCTCGTATTATGTTTAACAATTTTTAACAAAATTAATTTTACAAATAAAGTATGTCTAGGTGACCTTACATTTATTTCAGGTGCAGGAGAATCGTCAAAAAAAATACAATCAAATTTTTTATTTATAAGAGGGATTTTTATTTGCCACAAACCTTCTATTAAATTTATTTTTTTTGTTTTTTGTTTTAATTTCCATTTGTTAAATTTTTTAATAACATCTTTATCTTTTTCAATTACAGTGTAAGAACGAATAGGATACTTATTTATAGCTGTTGCCGAATAACCCATTCCAAATCCTATCTCTAATACGTCTCCAAAAGGATTTAAAGTTTGTATGCATTTTTCCATATAAGGTTTTTCCCAGTCCATCATAACTTGAAAACTGTTATTATTTTTATCTTTAAAACTAGGGTCTAGTATTTGTTTTTTATCTATATCCATAGATTATATGTTTTTGTTTCTTTTATTATATTCATAATTGATATATAAGGCACTATATCCTACAAAATATAGTATATATTTTGTAATTTTACTGTATAATACAAAACTATGCCACTAACTCAACTAAACTTTCAACCTGGATTAGACACTGAGAATACTCCTACAGGAGCAGAAGGTAGATGGGTAGATGGTGATAAAATAAGATTTAGAAAAGGACTTCCTCAAAAAATAGGTGGCTGGACAAAATTTAGTGCAGATTATTATGTAGGAGTTGGAAGAGCTTTAGAACAATGGTATTCTTTAGATGGATCTCGTTATGAAGCTATAGGAACTGATAGAAAAGTATATGTATATCAATCTGGAGATAATCAAGACATTACTCCTATAAGATCAACAGATGCTCTTGTTAATGCTATTACTACTACAAATACAAGTAATGTTGTAACTATTTCAGATA